TAGTCATAATCTATATACACAGCTTTCTTCCTTCTCTTCATGTCCTTCTTTGCTCCTGTTATAGATATTTATATATTTCTTTGATTTGTTACTATCTATTACAAGGACGCGAAGCCTTTTGAAAGTCCCTGATTTATTGACTTTTTTGGAGGTCTGCTGTATAATTTTTATAGATGTGCATACCTTAAAAAGTCACAATCTGGATCGCCTTCGGAAGCCGCCAAGCTAGTCCGAAGGCTTTCTTTTTTTGCCCTTCAAGATGCTTTCGCTGCCTTTGTCTTAATCTCCGACAGCTGCACCCTGATTCCATCATTCCTGTTCGACAGGATCATTGCTATTGCTTCAAATATTCTTCTTGCATCTGGTGTATTCATGCGCGTTTCTCCTTTCTACATTCCAGCACCCCTGAATATAACTACCATCGAAGGGAATGGGGCTGCCTGTTTACTGTTCCCGAACTTCAAACGCCCTTTCACAAATCTGATTTCTGATCGGTGCTGAATGAAGTCGTGAAAATATCTTGTGTCTGTTCTCGCTGGTATCAGCATAACAACAATCGTGTTGTCTTTCGTTCCTTCTCTGTATGCCTTTTCAACCCAGTCTGTAATTGCTCTACCATACGGAGGATTGCAAAACACGCGATACCCCCCCCAGTCCTTTGAAAGACCATTGTCTTCCTTCGTGAAATACTTTTCGCACTTGTGATTCTGTTCGTCAGCGCAAGGATCAAGGTTGAAATGAAATTCCTGATCAAGTTCTTTGAAGAAGTCGTCAGGTGTCGCCCACTGATCCGTCTTGCTGCTGTACATGACATCTATGTTCGCCATTGTGTTTCCTCCTATTCTTTTGCTTCCTTCAGCATTTCAATCCATGCTGTTCCGTCATCTGCAATCCTGATCGTTTTGCTCTTTACATTGTGCAAATTGATCATCTGTCTGCATGTTGGACATTCGTGCCAATCATCAAAAGGCTGCTTCGTTGTCATGCAGACCGCGCCACACTTACTGCATCCGAAGAAGTACACAGTTGCTTCAAAATGTCGTGTTGTATTCTTCAGTTGCTTTTCAAAGTCATCCAACTCGTTCAGCTGTTCTTTTCTTTTATCTCTCGCAGCTTCCTGTCTTCTGTATGCGCCGCCTAGTCCGTAATAACTTACTGTGTCGTGCATTTTTCTTTCGCACTCGTCACGTTCTTTGATCAGTTGTTTCCTTCTCTGTTCAATGACTTTTTGTATTCTGTCTTTCAGGTTCATTCCTCGCATCTTCTATCCCTCAATTCTCTGTGTCATGCTCTTGTCTTTCATTGCTGACATAGCCATCTGCATCCGCATCGCATCTTCGTCAGACATTTCAACATCGTCTTGTGGTCTTATTATCATTTCTTCTCTGGTCGGGAAAATCTTGTGCTTCTGTACGAAGCACTTGAAGAAGAAGTCGTGTTCTTCTTTCCATGTTTCGCAGTAAAATTCATATTCAATCCCGATCTGAATTGCCTGTGCTTTTGTACACTGTACGCCCTGAATGGTTTTCTTTCCTTTTCCTGATCTGTAGTGATACATCTGGTTCAATCCGTCTTTTCCCATTACTTTGTATATTGTCTGTTTCAGCAAGCGTAATTCAAAGTCGTTGTGATATTTCCATTCATGGTCTTCCAGCTTGTCATCTGACAGATCGCTTTCTTCAATGTTGTATTTTTTCATAAGCTGCTGCAATTTCTTCTGTGCGCCTTCTTTTTCGCCGCCCACTCCACGTTCCGCAAGTCTTTGCAGCTTCTTCATCAATTCGATTTTCTTTTCGTCAATCATCGTTCATTCTCCTTCACATACTGCTTTCGCAAAGTCCAAAATATTTTTTTCAACATTCCCCCTTCTGGTCATGTATTATGCTGTGTCGTTTGTTTTCACATTAAAAACATTCCTAAAACCTGTTGACCATCCATGTGTAATTCTGGCAGTACACACACGCCGCTATGTTTTCACAGTATTCATCCGACTGGCTTTCAGCTTGCCATCGTCAGGATGAAGGTTGCCGTCCTTCATCGACAGGGCTTGCGCCCTGTTTCGGCTGTCAGTCTGATATTTCGTCACAATTCTTGCTGTATTCCCAGTCTTCCGATTCATCGTCAAACCAGTGGAATGTACAGCCTTTTCTTCCGTCCACGTCTATTGTTCCGTAGAAGTAGCAGCCTTCGCAGCCGCCTTGTGCTTCGTATTCTTGCAATGTCATTCCTTGTCGTCCTCCTGCTCTGTTGAATATCTTGATATTTTCACAACCTTTGCTGTCGGTATGTCGTCCGTGTACATATATGCTTTGCATCCGAAGAACGCTTCATTGTGATCGTGTGCTTCAAACACTTTTCTGTCTTCCAGTTCTACTTCAAAGATTGTTCCTGTTTCATGTCCGCGGATCGCAACAAATCGCGCTGCTTCAAGTGGCTGTTTGCAGATATACACGCCGCCGTCCATTCCTTTTCGGATCACTCCGTCCTGCATGATCTTTTCTGCGTTTTCATGTGTTGTTGCGTGAAAATATCTTGATCGGCTTCCTTTTTCCCATAAGTCGTATTTTTCCATGATCTTCATATACTGCAAATCAATCTTTGACTGATCCTGCGCGCACTCGATCAGGTGCTTTCTTTCCGCTTCGTCTGTAACCTTTGCAAGCTCTTCTTCTGTGAATAAATTCTGCTTTTCCATACTGTTGTACCGCCCTTCTTAGTATCTACTTGACGCATACCAGAACACACTTCGCATCGTGCTTTTCAGGTCAAGTGTGTCTTCCAGTTCATATGTGATGTCGTTGTCCCATTCGTCATATACGCTGAATACTTCTTCAGCTTCATCATATTCAATCCTGAAGCCTTCCTGTTTTTCGTCTTCCAGATATTCCCACCACAGCAACAAGCTATGCTGTTTTATCTCTCTTGCTTCCCACTGCCAGTTCTTGTCTTCCTTGCTGATCTCGCTGGCTACTTTTTCAATAAACTGAATATTGTCTGTCTTTGTAAAATCAATCTTTCCTTTTGTGTTCATGTTGTACTTTCCTTTCATTTACTCCCCGACAGAAATGTCGGGGACATTCTATGCCCTTTTAGGCTGTTTTCACTGGTCTGTTTTCTCCTGCCGCCCACATCATCATCCCTTTGATGACCATTCTGTCGCTGTCAGACATCTGCTTCAGCAGCATAATAAATTCGCTGACATCTTCGGTCTGGCTGTTCAGGTTCTTCTTTTCGTTTGTAACTGCTGCCATGTTGTTTCCTCCCTTCGTTCTGTAATGTTTATATGATCCCTTTGGTTCTTGCAAGGTTCATCGCGTTTTCAAGGTCTTTCAATGCGTGCATCTGAATGATGATGTCGTCCCATTCCTTCTGATATGCTTCATCCTGTTCCTTCGTCCAGTTCCAGCAACCAGCCTGTCTGTCACAGTAATAGTTGTATTTCTGTCTTTCATGAAGTTCTGCCGACTTTCTTTTGTCGCTCACATACTGAAGCAGCTTGTCGAAGTTGTTCTTGATCTCCGCTTCCTGATCCACAATGTTGATCCTGATTGTTTCTGCTCCCATATTCAGTTCAAGTGCTGTGTTCAGATCTGATATGTGGAAGCCTGTGTATTTATCATCTGTTGATGTTGTGTTGAATACTGGATAACCAGCGCGAGGGCTGTCGTGTTCGTCTTTCATGTAATCTGTCGGAAAAAGTTTGTCTGCAAGCTGCCATGCTTTTTCTTTTGTTGATACTGTTATGTTCATCTTGTTTGCTCCCTTCTTTATGTTTGGGCGGCTCTGCTGCCGCCCTGCTTTCTTTATTCGTTCACAATGTTCTGCATTCCTGCAAGTGCCAGCGCAAGTGTTGTCTTGCCGCCATTGGCTTCTTTTGCTCTTTTCATCAGTGCGCTGTGTACTTCTGAAGGAAGGTTCTTCGTTCCGTTCAGAACTGCGATGCACTCATCGTATTCAAGAAGGTTGATCATTTCGATTGCTTCTTTTACTCCGTTTAATTTGTCTATTGATTTGTTGACTAAATCCTGTCTTGTCATTTTGTTTGCTCCCTTCTGTGGTCTGTTCTGTTGTCTATGTGAACAGTATAGACCACGCTGAAAACTTTGTCAACTCTTTTTTGTTTTCTTTGTGAACTTTTTTATTGACCTTTTGTTCTTAGCGTGCTATTCTATGGATAAGAAAGAGAGGTGTTGATCATGACGCAAAGCGAACGCGTGAAAGAAATTCGTAAAACGTTAGACTTGACAATGGAAAAGTTTGGCGAAAAGTTGGGTGTTGGTAAGACTGCTATTTCAAATATAGAATCAGGTAATCGCAACCTGACTGAACAGATGTCGAAGGCGATCTGTCGTGAATACAATGTGAATTACGATTATTTGATGTATGGCGAAGGGGAAATGTTTGACGACCTGCCGCAGACAATCGTTGATGAATTGTGCGCGCAGTATGATTTGAACGATTTTGACAAGGCACTTGTTGAAATGTATGTGTCTTTACCAGCTGGAAGCCGTGAGCGAATCAAAGAATATATGAAGCAGCTAGTCAAGAAGGTTGGTTGGGATAAAACTGAATAAAGGAAGTGATCTATTGAACATTATTTGTCTTGATACAGAAACAACAGGACTAGATCGGAAGAGCGT